AAATGAGGTGTCAACATGAGTTCTTTTACATTTAATAACGAACGAAAAGACTTTGTTCAAATCGCAAAAGGATGGAAAAGACCAGCTTGGGCGCCATTAAAAAGGAATTTCATAAGTGTTCCTGGTTATCCAGGTGCAAGAATATTAAACACACAAACGGAAATGCGTGTTTTATCTATTCCTATAGGAATTATCGTTCCTGATGGATCTGATTTAGAAATCATAAAAGAAGAAATTGCAGATTGGCTGATTACAGACCAACCAACAGAGCTTACTTTCGATGTAGAGCCAAATAGAACATATTTAGCTGTTGTGGATGATAGCTTTGATTTAGATGAATTTGTAACACTTGGAATCGGTACAATTAAATTTATTTGTCCGATGCCTTATAAATTAGGAAAGGTACAGACTCACACTTTCACACAAAGTTGGTCTACTGAGATTACTTCTTATTTCACGAATAAAGGAAGCGTAGAAGCTCCAGCATTAATCGAAATGATTGTAAAAAAACCAAGCACTTTTTTAGATGTATGGTTTGGTAAATATCCTTTAGAACGAAACTATTTCCGTATTGGTTATCCCCTAACTGTGGAGGAAACAACGGTACAAGAGCGTGAGCGTGTGTTATGGGATGAAATGTCTTCACCTATAGGTTGGACTCCTGTTACTGGACAAGTTGAGGAAATGAAAGGTACTGGTACGTTTAAATCAAGAAATGGATATGCACTTTATTGCGAAGATTACGGACAAGAAAAAGGTTTTCATGGTGCGATAGCAAAGAAAAGTATTCCAGGTGGACCATTACAAGATTTTGAAATGGAGACATGGGTNACTTTGAANTCAAAAANCATTGGTGAAATGGGTCGTGTGGAAGTCCTACTATTAGATGAGGCTAGTAACATAGCAGCCCGAATTAATATGAATGATTTATATGCAGATGCTGAAATTACAAGGTCATATATGAGAGTTGGTAATAACGGAACACCAAATAGTATTCGAAAATTAGTAGATACAAGCGGAGGCTATACGACTACATTTAATCAATTTCGAGGGCGGTTGCGTATTGCGAGAAGAGGGAAACAATGGTCTGTTTATGTCGCTAAATTTATAGATGGTACAGAGACAGATGGTGCTTCATTGGTTGAACGTTGGAATGATGAAACAGATAATCCGATGACAGGGCGTAAAATTGCACAAGTTATGATTGCGATTTGTAAATGGGATAATTACCAGCCTGTTAATGAAATGCAAATTGATGATTTAAAGATTTGGAAGGTAAACAAAGTTCCATCTAATACAAAACCATATATTTTTGATGCAGGGGATAAAGTGATTATTGATACTGAAAGAAGTCTGGTTACGATTAACGGAAAAGACGCTATCAATATTAAAGATATATTTAGTGAGTTTCCTAAGATCATACGTGGAGATAATCGAATTGATATTATGCCACCAGATGTTACAGCTACAATCAGTTACAGGGAGCGATATAGATGAGAACGCCAAGTGGTGAATTGCATGTTGTTGATTTTAAAACAGAACAAATTGTAGCATCTATTCAGCCTACAGATTATTGGGATGATAAAAGACATTGGGAAATCAAAAATAACATTGATACATTAGAGTTTCATGTATTTGATAATACAAGGCATTCATCCACACTTATGCAGCAAAACTTAGTATTAAAAGAAGTACGTGATGGCCGTATTGTTCCATATGTAATTACTGAAGCGGAAAAAGATTCTAATGATAGATCAGTAATCACTTATGCATCTGGTGAATGGATTCAACTTGCCAAGGCTGGAATTATTCCACCACAAAAACTAGAAGGTAAGACAGTAACTGAAATGGTTGATATCGCTCTTGCAGGTACGAAGTGGCAAAAGGGAAATTTAGAATATGCTAGTTTCCGTTCCATGACTATCGATGAATTTATTGATCCATTAAGCCTTCTAAAAAAGATAGCGTCATTATTCGAACTCGAAATACAATACCGCGCTGAAGTTGCAGGCTCTCAAATCGTTGGACGTTATGTAGATATGGTAAAAAAGCGTGGTCGAGAAACAGGGAAAGAAGTAACTCTTGGCAAAGATTTAATGGGGATTAAGCGTATTGAAAACTCTCAAAACATTTGTACAGCCTTATTAGGTTTCGTAAAAAAAGAAGGCGGAGAGTTCATTACCATTACAGAAATAAATAACGGTTTCCCTTATCTTGTGGACAACGATGCTTTTCAAAGATGGAGTGAGAAGGGACAGCATAAATTTGGATTCTATAGTCCAGAGACAGAAGAGCAAGATATGAATCCAAAGCGTTTAATGACCCTTATGAATACAGAGTTAAAAAAACGTGTAAATGCGTCTGTCTTATATGAAGTTGAAGCGCAATCAATTGGTCGTGTGTTCGGACTGGCTCATGAGTTAATTAATGAAGGCGATACGATTCGAATTAAAGATACGGGGTTTACACCAAAGCTTTATTTAGAGGCAAGAGCAATCGCCGGTGATGAATCGTTTAAAAATCCATTGCAAGATAAATATGTATTCGGGGATTACCATGAAATTGTTGATCCAAATGAAGAATTAAGAAAGATTTATAATCGTATCCTTAGTTCGCTTGGCGATAAACAAGAAATGATAGATCAACTTGATAAATTAGTGAAAGATGCTAATGAAACAGCTAGTGATGCAAAGAAGGAGTCAGAGGCAGCGAAAACACTAGCTGAAAAAGTACAAGAAAATATTAAAAATAATACCGTTGAAATCATAGAATCGAAGAATCCACCGACAACAGGACTTAAACCTTATAAAACGCTATGGCGTGATATTAGTAATGGTAAGCCTGGTATTTTAAAAATATGGACAGGCACAGCGTGGGAATCGGTTGTACCTGATGTTGAATCTGTAAAAAAGGAAACATTAGATCAGGTTAATAAAGATATCGAAACCACAAAAACAGAGTTGAATCAAAAGGTTCAAGAAGCACAGAATCAGGCGACTGGACAATTTAACGAAGTAAAGGAAGGCTTGCAGGGTGTTAGCCGTACAATTTCTGATGTGCAAAAAGAACAAGGTAATATTAATAAAAAAGTGACTCAAATAGGGCAAACTTCAGATGGATTTAAAACTTCTATTGAATCGTTAACGAAAAAAGATACTGAAATTAGCAGTAAATTAAATACAGTCGAACAAACTGTAGAAGGCACAAAGAAGACGATTTCCGATGTACAACAAACAACTAATGATTTAAAGAAAACAACTACTGACATAAAAGAAGAAGCTGGGAAAATCAGTGAGAAGCTAACGAGTGTAGAGACCAAAGTAAATAACGCTAAAATAGGTGGACGAAATGTTGTTCTCGGCACATCAATCCCAGCTAGTGTAATTGGTAATAATACAGCGAATCAAACTGTAAATATTTATAATTTTGCAGGTGGGGATTCTAGTTCGATTTTAAATAAGGAAACTTGTGTTTCCTTTGATTGGAAAGTTGAAGGTACAACGACACCATCGGGTACTATGTATATGCAAGGGAGTAATCCTTATCCCCTTATTGCGGCCAAAATTACATTTTCTCCTCAAAACTTAAGCGGAAAATACTTAGGAGTAATCACGATTAGTGGTAGTGCTTTTAAATCTATAAATATGAGATTAGATAACTTTACAACTGGAGCAAAAATTATCGTTTCTAATTTTCAAATTGAAATAGGCAATAAAGCTACCGAATGGACACCAGCTCCTGAAGATCAAGTGACAACAGATGAATTCACAAAGAAAACAACCGAGATTGAGAAAAGTGTGGATGGTGTAAAAACTACTGTATCTAAGGTGCAGGACAGTCAAGTTGGATTCGAAAAGCGCATGTCTACAGTAGAACAAACAGCAAGCGGATTATCTTCCACAGTCAGTAATTTAAACAATGTAGTATCAGATCAAGGGAAGAAGCTTACTGAAGCAAATACAAAACTTGAACAACAGGAAACCGCAATCGGTGCGAAAGTTGAGCTTAAACAAGTAGAAAATTATGTTGCTGGGTTTAAGATACCTGAGCTGAAACAAACAGTTGATAAAAATAAACAAGATTTATTGGGGGAATTAGCTAATAAACTTGCAACTGAGCAATTTAATCAGAAAATGACTCTGATTGATAACCGTTTCACTATTAATGAACAGGGAATCAATGCAGCAGCAAAAAAGACAGAGGTATATACAAAGACGCAAGCAGATGGACAATTTGCTACAGATTCCTATGTAAGAGATATGGAATCACGCCTTCAAATAACAGAAAAGGGCGTTAGCATATCTGTAAAAGAAAATGATGTAATCGCAGCCTTTAACATGAGTAAAGAAAACATTAAGTTAAATGCCGCACGGATAGATTTAGTTGGTAAAGTTAATGCTGAGTGGATTAAAGCTGGATTGCTGACTGGTTGCCAAATTAGAACATCAAACACCAATAACTATGTTAGTTTAGATGACCAGTTTGTACGTCTATATGAAAGTGGAGTTGCTAGAGCGTTTCTGGGACATTACAGAAGAGCAGATGGTGCAGTGCAACCGACTTTCATCTTAGGTTCAGATGAAAAGACTAACGCTCCAGCAGGCACGTTATTTATGTCTCAAGCGGGTGCGGGATGGCCTGGAGCTTATGCGAACATTGGTATTAGCGATGGCATAGAAAATAATGAAATCAAAAAATCTGTGTATTGGGAGTTGCAAAGAAACGGACTAAGTGTTCTAAACGCTAATGACTACCATGTGTTTTATGCTGGGAATGGGAGTTGGTATTTCAGACGAGGAAAAGCTGGATTATATCAAACTTCGTTAGTTGTTGAAGATAATAGTACAGATTCTGATTTACGATTACCTAATGTAACTATACGTAATAGCCGTGCAGCGGGATATACAGGAGTTATTCAATTGAAATCCTCTGTTACTCAAAATGGTTGGGGGTCTGTTCAAGGTAATTTCATGAGCCCTTCACTGCGGGAGTATAAATCTAACATCCGTGATATATCTTTTGCAGCCTTAGAAAAAATTAGAAATCTTAGAATTAGACAATTTAATTATAAGAATGCAGTAAACGAACTATACCGGATGAGAGAAGAGAAAAACCTTAGTGATCCACCTTTGACAACAGAAGATATTAAAACATACTACGGTGTAATTGTAGATGAATGCGATAAAATGTTTGTGGATGAAAGCGGGAAAGGAATTCACTTGTATTCATACGCATCAATTGCAATGAAAGGTTTACAGGAAGTTGATGCAATAGTACAGGAACAGGGGATAGAAATAGCAAATCTAAAATTACAAGTAGCTAGCCAAGAAGATCGGATAGCTCGATTAGAAGAATTATTACTACAACAATCAATTGATAAGAAACCAGAGCAGCCATAAGCTGGTCTTTTTTTATTGCCTAAAAAGGGGTGGTTAACGTGGAAGGGTTACAAGATGTGCGAAGTGATGTTCAAGAAATCAAGCAAGAAATTAAGGAAATAAGATTAGAAGTTAAAAGCTTAGAAATGCGAACAACGGGTAACGAAAAAGACATTATTAATATCAACAAACAGTTAGATAAAATCAGCGCCAATACTACCTGGATTTTACGACTTATAGTTGGTGGAATTATTGGTGGTATTCTCACTTTCTTAATGAAAGGAGGTGGTATGTAATGGTTAGTTTAGCTGTAATGATTGGAATTGTAGTTGGTCTTTCACAAATCGTAAAAACAATTGGATTACAAACAAAATATGTTCCGTTATTGAATTTAACGCTTGGCATTGTGCTAGGCGTTTTATTTTTGGGCGGAGATATCAAAACAAATATATTTCAAGGAATCATCATTGGACTGTCAGCAAGTGGATTATTTGACCACACAAAAATTATGAAAAAGGATGCTGATGTGAAATGAAAAAGACATTAAAACATATTTCTTCTATAGTCTTTGCTGTTATTTTAGCTTTATCTGTTGCAACAAGTGCTTTTGCTGATAGAACACTTATTATTCCTGATTTACCGAAACAACCATACCGTAATGGTGTAGGTGTTTATGAGGGCGTTGTAGCACATTCTACAGCAACACCAGAAGCACCGGCTATTAATATTCAAAAATATGAGTCTCGTACATGGCGTTCAGCATTCGTACATTATGCAGTTGATTGGAATGAAACAATCCAAATTGCTGATACGAAATACATTGCTTATGGTGCTGGACCAGGGGCAAATAAACGATTTGTTCATGTGGAATTATGCGAAACAAAGGATTATGAAAAATTCAAA